TTTCAGCCATCTTTACTCAAAAAATCCCAAAACTTTTTAAATTTTGCTTTAATCCATTTAATCATCTTTTATCTCCTTAATTTTTACTTAAGAAATTAAATATACTTACAGCTATGGCTATATTTCTGGCCACACTTTTTATTTATATTTTTTTAGATTATATTGCTACGATTGCAATTACAATAATAATTGCTCCACCAATGACCCATTTTTTACGAGTGGTCCAAAGATGTTTAGCCTGATTTATAACTTTTTCCATAGTAGTTTCCTCCTATTTTATATCTCCCCAATTGGCACCTGATTCATAGTCTACCTTATTTGGAACCTGTAATACAACAGCTTCTTCCATAATTTGGACTATGTGTTCGGCCTTCTTATCAGATTCTACAGAAATGTCTACTTCATCATGAATCTGAATATGAGGTATTATACCCTTTTTATAAAGAGCTACCATGCTTTTTTTAGTCATATCCGCAGCTGATCCTTGTATTAATTTGTTTAAAGCTTTGTAAGTAAATGCGCGTTTTAAAGGTTCATCATAATTTTTTCTTGCTTGTTCGAGAGGTAACGGTTTAAAGACTCCAAATTGAACGGGTTGCCATAAATCAAAATGACATGCTCTTCCTAGTAAGGTTCTAATTTTTCCTCGATCATTAGCTTTACGAGAAACATTATCCATTAGTTGTTTTACAAATGGTGCTCGTGCATGATATTGTTTAATTAATTTTTCTGCTGATTCTTTCATTAATCCTAATTCAGCCATTAATTTATTTTTACCCATTCCATACATTAGACCTAAATTAATTGTCTTGGCTTGCTTCCGTTGTATTCCTGCCATATCAGCCACGACCTGATGGAAATCAGCGTCTCCGGTCTTGTATGCTTCTACAATTTCATCCACTCCAGGTAAATTTTGTAGTTTTGCGTAATGTACTAAAATTCTGGGTTCTTGTTGTGAGTAATCAAATGATCCCCATTTACAATTTTCTTCTGGAATAAATATAGATCTAATCATTGGACCTAATTCTGGGTGTCTTGCAGGAATTTGTTGTAAGTTTGGATTACTCATTGAAAATCTTCCAGTTACAGTTCCTCCTTGATCGGATCTGATTTGATTTATATCTGCATGAATTCTTCCATTGTGGGCGTGTTTAGTTATTGAATCTATAAAAGTTGTATGGGCTTTATTTATTTCTCGAGCATCAGCAATTGATCTTGCTAATTCATGTGGATGGTTTTGTAAAAAGTTTTTTGTAAAACTTGGTTCATTTGATTTTGCAGTTCGATCATAAGGTAATTTTAATTTGTCAAACGCTTTTGCGATAGAGCGCGCTGCCATAATTTCTACATTCATACCTGTTAAGTCCTTGATTTTATTGAGTATTTTTTGTTCTCTTACCATTAAATTTTTTTTAATTTTGCGAGCTTTTTCTAAGTCGACTCTTACTCCTTTAAATCTCATCTCGATCAAACATGGAAATAACTGTGTTTCTAATTTAAAAATATCCATTAATTCTTGATCATGTAATTCTCTGTGAAGTCTTTGCCAAAGTTTTAAAGTTGCTTCCGCATCACGTTCAGCATATTGACCTACAAACATTGCAGGTAATCTCCATAAATCTTTTTTAGGATCTACTCCATATTCTTTTGCCGCTTCATAAAGAACTTTTTCATCTTTACCTATTCCGATGTAATGTTTTGATAAAACATTTAATTGATAAGATAATCTATTTTCATCAATTAAACTTGCAGCAATCATGGTATCAACAATTTTACCTTTAATATTTATGCCGGCTGCTTTTAACCAACATACATCGTACATTGCATTGTGAAAAATAAATGTTGTGTATTCTTGATTAAATAAATTTTTTAACCAATCAATAACTAAAGTCTTATCCATATTGCCACCCTGTTCGTGTTGAATAGGATAGTAACCTGCCCATCCTTCAATAGCTAAAGAAACACCGGCAATGTGTCCATTGCCAATAACATTTCCTGATCCAAGTTCTTTTAAATCTGGATCATTTGTTTCTAAGTCTATTGAAATTTCTTTAACACCTTTTAAATCTTTAAGTTCTTCTGGCATTACCCACTCAGTTTCTGGAGTGAATAAAGGTTGTTGAATCGTTCTCACTTATAATCCCTTTCAATTATCATTTCAATAAAGTGAATTGCTTTAAGTAAATCTTCTTTTTTTCCTTTATGTGAATGACGGCATATATATTTTATAGCGCATCCTTCTGGAAAAAGCAATTTATTCTCGACGACAAATTTACTTGGCTGAATTTTAAATTTTTGATAATGTGATCCTGCAATTTGTTTATTCCAAACACTCATAATATATATGCTCGATCAAAATTTTTAGGATCCAATACATGTAATTCTTTTTTTGCTCTAGTTGCTCCAGTATAAAATAATCTATGTAATTCATCTGGATCATGACTAAAAGTTTCTAATGCTGCATTGGTTAAATCCTGCATTAATAAAACTTTATCTGCTTCCCCTCCTTTCGCGCCGTGTATTGTTGACATTATTATTCTTGGATTTTTATTTATTTTTTCACCGTTCGCTCTCATGTTTCTTATATAATTTTCTGTAATTGTATCGAGTCCTTCAAAAGCTTCAAACCATACTTTATTTGTTGTGAGTCCATGTTTTTCTTGACATTGTTTTAATGTATATTTTTCTTCAGTATGAAAAGTTTTTCCTTTTTTAAAACCCGGAAGTACGTTGGATCCTACATACTCATAAATATTTTTTATTTCTAAATGATTTAGATGAGCTCCTTTTCGCCATGCTTCCCAATTACTTAAAGCTAATAATAATTTTAAAGATACGGAATTGATACCTCGATATTGATAATACCATCCTTGAATTTCACATAAGTCTTTGGCATCATCTAAAAAATAATTAGCTGAAGATAAAATTAACCAATTGCCTTGTGACATATCTACTTGAGTTATGTCTGAATATCTTTTTAAGATACCTATCTCGTCTCTAGGTTTATAGTCTTTTTTAAATCTGTTCTGTACTTTATGTATTATTTTTTGAGAGAGTTCATGTATAGGTCCGCCCGGTATTCTATGGGATTGATTTAATATTTTAATATCATCTACTTCTTCTTTAAGAGCAATGAAGTGATCCACATCAGCTCCAGCCCATTTAAAAATAGCTTGGTCATCATCGCCGGCAATGTAAGTTTTTTTTGCATTCGCCCAAATACATCGAACCATATCCCATTGTAATAGAGATAAATCCTGTGCTTCATCTATAAATAAAACTTCAAAGCTCGGATGAATCTCTTTATGAATAAATTCTTCTAATAGATCTGTAAAATCTTTTAATCCTTTTTCTTTTTTAAATTTTTTTAATTCTTCCGAAAGTAAATATAAAGTATTTCTTTCTATGTCTAATATGTTTTGTCGTGAATCATAATATTCCAACAGGTCCATACGTTTAACACGTGCTGTATTAATAATGGTAAGATATTCATTGTCCGAATTAAAAGTTCCATCCTCATTAGAAAATGAAGTGGTCTTAATAGGAATGCCGCATTTGATTCCAAATTCTCTATAATCATGAGGTCCCATCATTTTTTCTTTAGTGATTCCTAATTTTCTAAACGCAAAAGAATGGAGAGTTCTAAAGTTTTCTAAATCAGTTTCTATATCTAATCCAAATTTTTCAGAAGCCCTGGTGGCTGCTTCGTTAGCAGCTTTTCTGGTAAAAGAAAAATATCCGATTTGTTTAGGTCTAATTCCTTTTTGTATAAATTCATCCGCTAAGTTTAACAAGGTTGTTGTCTTGCCCGTTCCCGGTGGTCCTAATATTATTGTTTTCATTAAAAATTTTCTTCTTGATATTTAGTTTTAGAAATACTTGCTTCTATTTTTTTCATCGCTTTTATCTTAATTAATCTTGGTTGTTGATTTTTTACTCTGATTCTTTCTTCTTCGACAAAAATATCTTTTAATCTTTTTAATAAGTTTCCTGTTTTAACTTTATCTATTTCCCAATTATTTCTTTTACAGAAATTATAAAAATCCTCCATTCTAAAATAAGTAAATTCTCTATTGTCATCTGTGTATGGAAGTTTATTGAAGATATCATCCATAATTCTGGCACTTTGTCGATTGGTAGTCCAGTCTTGTAATAAAGAAATTAATTCATTGGTTGGATCTAAAGATTCTAATGGCTCAATCTCTTGTAGATTTTGCATTAAAGGTTTTAAAAATAATTCCTTCCAGTCTTTTGGTTTAGGTACAGGAATTACTAGATTAGCTTGATCCAGACATGCTAATGCAAATAAAGGTGAAATATAAAGTTGTTCTGTTTTTAATTCGATCCGCGCTTCACCCACATCTAAAAACCATTGGGGTGGACTAGACGTGTACTTCGTTAAATTTCCCAGCATAGGCATTTGTTCTTCGTCAAAACCCACACCGAATCGTTTGGTTCGACATAATCTTGACTGACAGACAGCATTGATGGGAGCATCTTTACATCTGTATTTATCATATCCTTTTCGTTTTACTGATTTAATTAATTGTTGAACCTCACTATTACTAAGTGGAGGCGTCATATGAGTTTGATTTGCTTTAACTAATTCATCTTCCCAAGAATCCGGTTTAGCCTGTTTATAATAAACAGCAATATTAAATAATGCATTATTTCTAGCTCCTTCTCCAAAACCCTCCTTGGCTAATTGATTTAGACAAGGAGGTCCTTGAGGAAAGGCTTCTTCTATTTTTTTCTCTTCGATTTTAATTTTCTCCACCTCTTGCCTTCCGCAAGCCAAAACATCATAGAGCTTATAAAATTCCTCAAGTGTACTAGCGGAGCCATTATCGTTGATAGCATAACGCAGTCCTTTCGTTCCATTAAAGTAGGGTAGATTTAAAAAATTACCTGTGTCCCCACGTTCCACAAGTATTTCGGTTTGTTTCGGAAAGATTTCACATCCTTCGTATCCTAAAATTTTTGAGATTTTCTTTAATGTATTTTGCATTAAAGAAGCTGGAATAAATTCTTTGGTAAATAAAAAGATGTGAGCACCGCCTGATTTAGACCGGCACACGATGAGAGGAAGTTTTAACTTCCTAATAGTCTGAACAAGAGAATGATGTTTAAGATTATAAACGTCGATGTCAATACAACCCCACTTACAATCATTATTTTCTGTAATAGGGATAATCCCCAAAGCAGGAGGATCACCGGCGAGATGACGTTTCCATAAGTCGTCTGTAACGTTTTTTCTAACGATAAAAGCTTTTCCTTTAAGCTTTCCGTTAGCACCTCGATCGCCTTTTTGATATTGTCCATATGCTATTGTTAATCCGCTAAAGATTTTTTTGAATTTCTCCATATACGCCTTTCTTCCTTCTATGTAAAGGGGAGATCTCGCTGGTTAACGAATGGAGATTTTTGCCGTAACTCCCCTTTGTAAATTTAATACGGTGTTGCCGTACTAGATTTTTCTTCCACATCTGCTTTTGTTTGCACGTTGCCCTTTGAAACATTTCCTTTAAAATCTTTTGCACTTAAATACAAAGATTTATCTTTTTGTTCCAGAACTCTGTCTTGTATTACAACCCATCCATACCAAGAACCTTTATCGTTCTTTTGTAGTGTAGATGTTAGATTGTAAACAACCCCATGCATAGGCGGAATAGCAAATCCACCTTTTCCGTCAGGTATTTGTATGGTTTTCATCATTGAATTCCATTTTTTACTGACATTTAGTTGAGTTGATTTCATTGTAATCAACGCAGGAGTATAAGCTCCTGTTTTTGTCTCAACCATTACATAATAAGAAGCAGTTTCTTCCAAGTAGTTACCATTAGGCAATCTAATTTTAGAACCTTCCCTCTTACCTGTTTTAATTATCGGACTGTTTGGTAGATGAACTGCCACAGGCGCACCTGGACCTTCCCCTCTATCATTCCATTCTGGATAATCTTTTTTGTAGTAGCAAGGAATAACCTTGATACCTTTTTTACCATCGAATAAATCGTTGGTAACCGTATTATAGATCATGCCAGGTTTGGCACTTTCTATAAACTTTGCATCACCTTGAGTTACCTGAGGTGATAGTTGTCCTAAGATTCTGACAAAAGGTAACGCAAGATCATCTTGCGTCATATTTTCAAAACCTTTGGAGAGATCGTCGCCAAATAAAGCAACGGATCCATTTTTTCTAGCTGTCATGTTTTTACCATTAGCCATTACTCATCCTCCATTATTATTTCCGAGTTATTTTAGTTTTGTCTTTAATCCACGTACTAAAGACTTCAGAAGGCATGTCGAGCCCGGACTCGACACGCTCCTTAAATAGGGCAGTCAATGTATTCCAAGGCACATCAGATTTCTGTTGTGGTTCGAATCCATTTTCTGCCGCAAGGTCCAGCAATTGCTTCGCCTTGTTGTCTTCTCCAGCACCAAAAGTTACAAAGATATTATTTTTAATAATATCCTCTAACTTATTGTTGCGAAGCCATTTATAGGCTGCTGCTCTTCGATCTTCATCTTTAGGAAGAGTACATCTATATTCTTTTTTAACTGACACAGCTGATCCATCAGCAAGTTTAAGAGAACTTAAACCCTGTTCTGCTAATATTTCAGGAATCACTTTGGATCCTATCTCATCTGCCTGTGCCTTTAAATCTCGTAAGTGATTGTCCGCTGATTTAATTCTATCTTCTAAGTCTTTCAACTTTTGACATTCCTCAGCAAGGTTAGTTATATCTATATTATCTAGAAGATCTTTTGAATCTTCTACCATCATTTTTTTTACTTCATCCGTCATTTCTTTCTCCTTTCTGGTACATATCGACTTCTAACGGGTAGTATCGATATTCTCGTTTGTCCCATTTTAATATATTAAATTGTCCGTTGGTTACATCACTGACAAGTGCTGTTGATAATCCAATTATAACCGGATCACCTACTGCAAGAAGATAATCTTCTTTGCGAAAGTCTTGTAAATTTTTTCTCATCTTTTGCACGTAAGGATGCGTAGATAAAATAGCTTGGTCCCTATTGGGTAAGCATATTACAAGATAACCAAAATCAGACGCACTTAATATATTAATATTAGGCGCTGGTTGTTGAATTACATATACAAAACGCTCCTTCGGATTTTCCTTATGAAACCTTAAAAAGGTTTCAAGAGAATTAGGTTTATACAACTCAAATATTTTGTTTTTCATTTCTTATTTCTTGACAAAGATATAATTGTTATTATATAAGAAGTCAAGAAAAGAAAGTAGAAAAAAAGATGAACTATAAGTTTAAGACTAAGCCCTATGCGCATCAATTAATTGCGTTAGATAAATCATGGCAAAAAGATGAATATGGTTATTTTATGGAAATGGGTACCGGGAAGTCTAAGGTGCTTATTGATAATATGGCTGTGCTTTATGATAAAGGTCGTATAAATGCGGCGCTTATTATAGCACCAAAAGGAGTATACAGAAATTGGTTATCACAAGAAATTCCAAATCATTTACCTAGTCATATTGAGCATAAGACGGTACTATGGACTGCTTTAACATCTAAAACAAAGGATAAAGAGTACCGACAATTATTTGAAATAGATTATGACCTTCACATCCTTCTTATGAATGTTGAAGCTTTTTCAACTAAAAAAGGTGTAGAGTTTGCAGGTAAATTTTTACGCTGCCATAAAACTTTAATGGTTGTTGATGAATCTACAACTATAAAAAATCCGACAGCAAAAAGAACTAAAGCTATCTTAGGTTTAAGTAAAGAAGTTAAATATAGAAGAATTTTAACGGGATCCCCCGTCACTAAATCACCACTAGATCTGTATAGCCAGTGTGCTTTTTTAAATGAACATTTACTAGGTTTTAGTTCTTATTATACTTTTAGAAATAGATATGCTCAAATGATTGAAAGAAATTTTGGAGGAAGAAGAGTTCAAATTGTAGCGAGTTATAGAAGATTAGATGAATTAGCCGAAATATTAAAACCTTTTTCCTATAGAATTTTAAAAGAAGACTGTCTTGATTTACCTCCTAAAGTATACATGAAAAGAGAAATTGAATTAAGTGATGAACAGCAAAAAGCCTATACGACTATGAAAGTGATGGCTTTAGCTAAAGTCAATGGCAAGCTTGCAACGGCGCCTCATGTCCTAACGCAACTTATGAGGTTGCATCAAATCACTTGTGGCCATTTTAAAGCGGACGATGGTACCATTCAAGAATTTAAAAATAACAGAATGAAAGAACTTTTAGAATTATTGGAAGAAATGGAAGGCAAAGTTATTATCTGGGCTAATTATGTTTATGATATCGAAAATATTGTTAAAACTATATCTACAGCTTTAGATGAAAATAAAAAACTTTTATATGGTCCCGATTCCATCGTTCAATATTATGGCGCTGTTGCGTCTAAAAAAAGGCAGGAGAATATAGAGAAATTTCAAGATCCAAAATCTAAAGTAAGATTTTTTGTTGGGAATCCACAAACCGGTGGATATGGAATTACTTTAACGGCAGCCAGTAATGTAATTTATTATTCTAACGGTTATGATCTAGAGAAAAGATTACAATCCGAAGACAGGGCTCACCGAATAGGTCAGAAAAAATCGGTAACTTATGTTGATATCATTGCTAGAAAAACGGTTGATGAAAAAATTGTTAAGGCTTTAAGAAAGAAAATTAATATTGCGTCCGCTATTATGGGCGAAGAATTAAAAGATTGGATATGAAATACGTAATCATTTTTCTTTTAAGTACAACAGGCATAGAAGAAATAAGAATTAAAACTCCTGATTGTAATAAACTTGCCGAATCTTGGCGCCAAGTTAATACGACTTATTATTCAGAAATTAATGAAGATCCTAAACTACAAGGTAATTATATTCCTGATGGAAGATTATTAGTGGGTTATATGTGTGAGTAGATGATATGGGATTTTATAAGATGAGCTAATTTTTTGCCAAAATTATATATCCTGAAATTAAATAATTAAATTTTTTGGTAGACGACTTTATTATTTTCACGAAAGGCTCGAAGAGTTTCACCTCGATTATTGTCTTCGTTGTATGACATGTGAATCCAGCCGCTTTCAGGTTCGCCTGTATAAAATTCTAAAATGGCTTGATCAAAGGTTAAGTTTTTGGTAGCCCATTCAAAAAGTTTATTGTTCGCGATCCCATAGCATTCAAAGTCGGCTGCTTGGCCACGAGCATGTTGACTCGTACTTTTGCTGCCCAAAGCTTCACATAGCGCCGGTGAGCGATAGCC